ATTCAACTTGATAGAACGGTAGCAGCAGCAGTAAACTCTTATACTGATATTGGAACTTTTGATGTTACTCATGGAGCTCACTCTATGATTATAAGTGTTAATGCAAGTATAAGTGGATATTCTGTAGCTAAATCTTATATTATTTCAAACCAATATAGTGGAACCTCAGGAGCTTGGACAGTAGCTGCTCCAATAAGTGATTCTGGTCCTTATACTGATAATTTTGAATTATTAGTTAAGTTTGATGGTTCTATATGTAGTTTAAGAATTAGAAAATCAACAGGTAGCTCATCTACAGGAACTTATAGTATTACTATCCTATACACAGGATACACTTCAGCAACATTTTCCTCTTCTACATCAACAGGAACTGATTCTACAAGCTATGGTATTTTAGGATCTTCTCTTATAGCTCAAGTTGGTGGCAATGTTGGTATTGGAACAACAAACCCAAGTTATAAACTAGATGTAATAGGTAGTCAAAAACTTGGTTCAACATCATCTGGCCAAACTATATTTAATATAGTTTCATCAACTACTGGTTTAAGTGATATATTCTTTAGTGATAATGTAGATAATAGAGGTGTAATAAGATATGATCATACAAGTGATTTTATGTCGCTTTGGACTGCAGGAGGTGAAAGAGTACGTATTAACTCTAGTGGTAATGTTGGTATAGGTACTACATCACCTTCTTATTTACTTACAGTTCGTAATAGCAGTGGAGCAACAGTTAATATAGGAGGAGGAAATAGTAATACTATACCAGCAATATCAGTACAGTCTGATTCTACATCTTGGGCTTCATCTACTAATGGGTTTGCATATTATTATAATGCTACAAATGGTAATTTAGATTTATATAGAAAAGATAATGGTGCAACGGAAAACCAAGTAATGACTTGGGTTAGAGCTAATGGTAATGTTGGTATAGGCACTACATCCCCAACAGGCAAACTTCACGTCTCACAATCAGGAAATGGAGCTTCAACTACATTAATATTATCAGATAATGCTAGACAATTAAAATTAGGTAGAGACCAAATCCAATCTTATGACTTAGGTGGAACTGCTACTACACTATATATAAATCCAGAGTCTAACATTTACATGAATAATAGTGCTGGAATTACTTATTTTGGAGGCAGTGTTGGTATAGGTACTACAAACCCCGGTTCTAAACTTCATGTTAACGGTAATACAACTATCGGCTACTCAACGGCAACAGCAGCTCCAAGCAATGGGTTGCTTGTAAATGGTAGTGTTGGTATAGGTACTACAGCTCCTGCATCTAAACTTCAGGTTTACCAAGGTGATTTCATGTTATCTAATACTTATGGTATATTTCTTAATGAAAATGATACGAACTGGAAAATATATAAATCATCAACTCCTAATTTTACAAGATCATTAGCTACTGGAGCTACTATTAATATAAATGCTCACTATGGAACTGGAGAAGGATTTGCTATTGGAGCAAATGGGCAAAATTCATATTATGAAATTTTAGGATCAGCATCATCTCCAACCCACTTTTTTAGAGGTAATGTTGGTATAGGTACTACAGCACCATCATCTAGATTAGCTGTAAGCGGTAGTATACAAGCTTATTTAGCAGATGCTCAAGGAGCAGTATCCATAATAGTTGGTGAAGGTACAACAGGAGCTACAAGTAATGTTATTGCATTAGAAACTAACACAACTAATAATACAACTAGAATTTATAATAGTGGTACTAGTACTTCTCTTTATGTAGGGTCTACAGGAGCAACTTCCGATGTATTACTATCCTCAGTAAGAAATCTTGAATTTAAAGTAAGTAATGGAGGTGATGTATTTGCAGGTACAACAGCTATGCTTGTTACCTCTGGAGGTAATGTTGGTATAGGTACTACATCTCCAACAGCACAACTTGAAATTAAAAAATCAGCTCAAACTGTTCCAAATATATTATTATCTGGTCCTACTAATTATAATGGAAGTGATGCTGAAGGTTTAGCTATTACAAACTATTATTCTGATGGAGGAACTAATAGACAATTAGCTCTTTACAATCCAGATTATATAAACTATCCTTACTTTAGATTTGTAATATCTAATACACAATATGTTGAATTAAACTCCATTACTGGTAGTGCTGCTTCTTTAAAAGATTTATATCTAAATAGTTCACTCTATAGGCTCAGGAGATAATTACTACGATGGAGTAACACACTATTTTAGAAATAGTGGTGGTGCTGCTAATGTAATGACATTACTTAATGGAGGTAATGTTGGTATAGGTACTACATCTCCCTCCTACAAACTCCATGTTGTAGGATCAATATACACCTCAACTAGTTTAACAACAGCAGGACCTATAACAGTAGGAATGTCACCTTCTCCTTTCTGGAATGCTAAATTTACAGATTACTCAGATGGAAGTGGTGTTTATATAGGTTCAGTTCAAGCTGGAGGCTATAAATATATTTCAGGCAATTCTTATTACAACAATTCTACTTTATGGTACAGTGACAACACTGTATCATCGGTTATTGGTTTAGGAGATGGTATTCTTAGATTTTATACAAATAGTGGATTAACAGCAAATACTAACTTTACTCCATCAGAAAGAATGCGTATTGCTTCTGATGGTAATGTTGGTATAGGCACTACAGCACCAAATGCCAAATTAGAAGTTAATGGAAACATTTATACAACAAGTAATACAAACTTCTTATTGTTTGGAACTAATTCAGCTGTAAACCCATACATACAAGGAGCATCTGATAATTCTCTTTATATAGGTAATAATAATACCTCAAGAATATTCATAAGCGGAAGTGGTAATGTTGGTATAGGCACTACATCACCCTCATCAATCCTTCATACTCGTTCATCAGATGGCACAGTTAGATTTGCTTCTTCTACAGGTAATGATGCTGGTAGAATTATATTAATGGAAGTAGGTTTAGATGCTTGGTCAATAGATGGTGGACAAGCAAATGGTACTTTTACTATAAGAGATGAATATAATAGTGCTACAAGATTAGTAATTAATAATACAGGTAATGTTGGTATAGGTACTACAAATCCAACAGCAAAATTAGTTGTTCAAGGAGGTTCTACAACAGATGCTGTATTAATAGCTGATAAACAAACAACAGGAGATGGTAGAGTAGCTACATTTATTAATACAAATGCCTCTGGATATAGCTCTTATATTTACATAGGTTCTTCTCCTGGTACTGACTGGAAATTAGGTAAAAACGTTACTAATGTAGCATCAAGTACAAACTTTAATATTGTAGATAGTAGTAATAATATTAGATTCCATATTAATTCAGGAGATGGTAACGTTGGTATAGGTACTACATCTCCATCAACACTATTACATTTACAAAGTGCAGCATCAACAACAACTTTAAGAATTGATAACACAAATTCTTCAAACGACGCTGCTATACTTTTAACAGATAACAATAACCCAACAGGTGAAGGTCTTAGAATAACATATGATTCAAGTGTAGGAGATACTTACTTCAATAACATATATCAATCATCAACAAACGCTTTTCATTTTCAAAAAGGTGATTTTGGTTCAGGAACCACACTAATGATGATAAAAATGGATGGTAATGTTGGTATAGGCACTACATCACCAACAGAAGGAAAATTAGTAGTCGCCAATTCAGGACCTTCAATAATATATAATAAAGAAACCTCACAGGGGGTAAATTCATTTTGGAATAGTTCCGATGGCTCACTGGTGCAATTTGGTGTTGCAAGTAATCATCCTTTACTATTGTTTACTAGTGGTTCAGAACGTGTGCGTATTACCTCTGGCGGTAATGTTGGTATAGGTACTACAGCCCCAGCAGCTCGCTTATCTATAACACCAGGTGGTGACTATGTAACTTTAAGAGTTAACAACTCTGCTAATGGATCAAATGGTGAAATATTCCAAAGATGGGCTTATGTTGATACAACAGATGTATATCGTTTAGATTTAATACAAACAGTAACAGCTAATGTTGTACGTTATAACTTCTCAATGGTTAATAATAGTACAGCATATAATGATGTATTAGTATTAGATAGAGGTAATGTTGGTATTGGAACTATAAATCCAACAGCTCGCCTCCACGTCTCTGCCTCCACAGGCGTAGTATTCGAAGTAGATGGTGCCTCCGCCTCAACAATATTATATGTTACTGCAAGTGGGCAGGTTGGTATAGGACAATCATCACCAACAAATAAATTAGATATAGGTATTTCTAATAGAATAACCCTAAATGCATCATCAAGTGCAATTGGAGTCGATTACGTAGGTTCTACAACAGGTCAATATCAAACTATAGGATTTTCATGGGCAAGCTCAATTTATACTTTAGTCACTTATTGGGGATTAGGATTTAGAGCCACCAACTATGCATCAGGATTAGGAGATACATTCTTGTTTGCAGGTGGGGCAGAAAGATTAACTGTTACTCATACTGGTGACGTTGGTATAGGCACCATAACCCCCGCCTCCCGCCTCCACGTCAACGGCAACACCACCATCGGTTACTCAACTGCAACAGCAGCTCCAAGCAATGGATTGCTTGTAAATGGTAGTGTTGGAATTGGAACTACTTCCCCAGGTTTTAAATTAGATGTTATAGGAAATGCAAGAGTTGGACAAACATCAAATAATGCTACTGATGCTAGAATAGAGATTACATCTGGAGGAAGTGGAAATAATGCTTATATTGACTTTGGATACTGGGCTACTTTTGATGCTTCTATCTTTACTATGGGTATGTTTGGTACAGAAGGAAATGCATTTAAGATTAAAGATACTGGAGGAGGACCAGCATATGATAGAGTAGTAATATCAGGAACTAATATTACCTTCCCATCAAGTAGTGTTGGTATAAACACTACATCCCCATCTACTAAACTTAATGTAAAAGAAGATAACACAGGAACAGAAGGTTTTATAATAACTAACTGGAATAGTGTTAACACTATTAAATTAGGAAGTGATTCTTCTACAGGAGGTGGTAAATTATCACTAATAACTAATGCATTAGCAACTAATGTTTTTATATCATCGTATGGTGCTTCTTATCTTAATGGTGGTAATGTTGGTATAGGTACTACATCACCACAAGCTCGCCTCCATATTGGTCCACTTCAAGGAGATACAACAGCACATCTTTATATTGCCTCAAGCAATAACTCTTATGGATGGAGAATTGATACTCAAGATTCTGGTGCTGGTGTTGTTCCTCTTAGAATTTGGAGGAGAACAGGAGGCTCTGATACTCAAGTAATAACTGTTAATAATGCTGATGGTAATGTTGGTATTGGAACTACAACCCCTGCTTATAAATTAGACGTTACAGGCACTATCCGCGCCACAGCAGACATTATCGCTTACTCAGACGCCCGCGTTAAAGACAACGTAAAAACTATTACTGACGCGTTAACTAAAGTAACATCACTTCGTGGTGTATCTTACACCCGCAAAGATAGCGAAGATAAATCACGCAAATTAGGTGTAATTGCCCAAGAGGTACTTGAGGTATTACCTGAGGTAGTACAACAAGACACTAGCGGCAACTACAGTGTTGCATATGGTAACATGGTTGGTGTATTGATAGAGGCAATCAAGGAACAACAACGTCAAATCGATGATCTCAAATATTTATTACAAACACAAAACAAATAAATTAAAATGGCAGTTAATTACAATTGGACGTTTGGTCCACTCGAGGCTTACCCAACCGCATCAGGTGAAATAGATGTAATCTTCATCGTGCATTGGCAATATCATGCCTCAACAGGTTCACAAGATGTATCTGGTTCTTACTACACAGCTACATCAATTGGTACTATTGGTATTCCGTTAAACAGCGGATCCGCATTTATCCCTTACCCAGATTTAACATTCAACGATGTTGAAGGATGGGTTGTAAATGCTATGGGTACTGCGTCTGTAGAGAGCTTACAAGCTAGCCTATCTCAAAGTATTGTAAACCAGATCAACCCACCAGTAATCTATTTACCTAATCCTTGGGATACTCCACCTCCAACAGGATCTCTTTAATATAAATTATGCCTTTACCAAGCAGTGGGCAAATATCGTTTAACGACGTAAGGATAGAGATGTCCCAAAGCGCAACGTCCGACTATGTATTTAGTGGTTGGGCTGGTGGAAGGACTAGTTATGGTAAACCTGATAGTGGATCTATTTTTGCCCCTATCAATGTGTTATCATCAGGATCTAGATTTTCAGTTACAAATAGATTGTATTCAACTAATCTATCAATGTCTGCTTGGTATGGATATAATCATACCTCTAGCATCTCTGCTAGTGTAACTGGTACATTATATTCTCATGCTAATCCTTATAGCTTTTCTAGAAGTTTAAATGATACACGTGCAACTAATGAAGTTTTTGGTGCTACACGTACAATGTTACCTATAAATTTAGGTACAACTAACGCTACATATAGTATAAATGTATCCGGTAGTCCATCATCATCAATAATTGAACGTGTTGATTTTTGGTATGGTACTCCTTGGGATAAAAATGGAAGAGGAAATGCAGGATTTTGGCCTGGAACTTATGTAACTGGAGTTTATCAACTTAATGGAGTCTTTTCATTTCAGTATAATTATACTTATAATACCTCTTCTGGAAGTGTATTGTTTGCTGTATTAGAGGCTTATAAAAGTGGATCAGGTGTTTAATTTATAAAATCGTTATATTATGTCTTCTTATAAAATATGGGCAGCTCAAGTAGTACGTACAGTACAAATATTTGCTAGATTCTATGCTGATCCTGTAAACGAAACTACAACTAACTTTGGTTTGTATTATAGTTTTAATAGTGGGGGAGATGAATTATTAGTAACAGCAGATAATATTGATACTACTTGTCAAGGAGTAGCAGCTGTGTATGTACCCCCTGGAACTACATTTCATATTGGATTTTTAAGTGTTGGTGGTAAACTTCAAACACCTTATAACTTTGATGGTACTTTTGCTAATGCTGGTGATGAAGTAGATTGTCCTAATACTTTAAACTACACTTATTGTGGAACAAATAACGTAGGAGGAACCCCATTATCAGTAAATATTAGTGGTAATAATATTAATATTGCTTTAACTATAGCTGTAGTTAAAGGATCGTTTGTAGGTTGTTAAAATTAGTCTATGTTAATAAAAACAGGTTCTCGTAAAAACATACTTGCTGATTATAATATTCAACTACTTAGAAATAAGGATTGGAGAATTATAGATAAAAAAGGTGTTACACATTTAGAAAAAGCATTTGAAGGAACTATATTTTCTGATCATTTTTATTTTATAGAAGATTTTCTTAAATGCTTATATGATAAAGAATATAAATCAATATTGTGTGGAGGATTAGGACTAGGAATAGCACCCTATCTATCTCAGCCCTTCTGTGATACAATTGATGTAATAGAAATAGACCAGGACTTAATTGATCTAATTAATACAGCAGGGTATTTATCATCTAAAGTAAACGTAATTTGTGGTGATGTGTTTAATTATGAACCACAACGCAAATACGATTTTATTTTAATTGATATTTGGCAAAGAAATAATGGTACATTTGATGTTGAAGTAGAAACAATAAAAAACAAATATTCACAATATTTAGAGGACGGTGGAACGTTGTGTGTCCCACTAGATTATCTAGTAGGTAAACCTTGCAACTGTGAAAAATAAATTTGGTTGTCTTCTACCTTTTTGATATATTTATATACGAAACCAAAAATAAACAACATGTTAACAACTATCCTCGTATTAGCTGTAATCGCTGCTGTAGTATTCTTCTTAATGAAGAAGGGTAAAATCGCCGATGCTAACAACAACAACATTCCTGATGCTATTGAAGAAAAAGTAGCTGAAGTAAAGGAAGAAGTTAAAGAAGTAGTAGCAAAAGCTAAGAAAAAAGCCACTCCAAAGAAAAAAACTGCTAAAACACAAAAATAATATGGAAAAAATTACATTGAAGTTATCTGAGTTCTATCAGCTCGAAGCTGAATTAAATGGCGTTACTAACCAACAAACTGGTGAAGTATTAGCTAAAGGCTTATTGGGCGAAAAAATCAAATTAACTACAAAGTATTGGTTACATGACCTTAATAAAAGAGTAGCTACTGAAAAAGAATCAGTAGAGAAATTTAAAGAGGAATTAATCAAGAAATACGGTAAAGAAGACAAAGAAAACGGATCAATTAGCATCCCAGTGTTCGTTAATGAAGTAATTGACGACGAAACTAAAGAAGTGGTATCACGTGAAGTTAACCCTGACTTTGTTAAGTTCCAAAATGAATTTAACGCATTGTTAAGCGAAGAGCGTGAATTAGAATATCGTGCTTTTAGTTTAGAAGAGTTTGATGGTGTTGAAACTGACGGTGTTTACAACACATTCTTTAAGTTGATTAAAGTTGATGAATAAAATATCAGAAATATTTCAGGCGTGGGTAGCTGCGGCTAAACCCACTCCTGAACAACTCTCAACTGCTCAACACCGCTCACAGATATGTGATAGTTGCGAACACAAAACATTTACAAAAGCAATTCAAACATTTGTGTGTGGTAAATGTGGATGTCCACTAAGCAAAAAAGTTTTTTCACCTAAACCAGGTCCAGAAGCTTGCCCATTAGCTAAATGGGAAAAATAAAATAATGTTATGCCATATTTAACACCAGATGAATTAAAATCTATTAAAGATTTACAATCTAAGTACAATCAAACAATACTTGAGATTGGTGCGGCTGAAGCACAGCTAATCGTATTTTTAGAAAATATCACACCTATCCAGTAATAGCTTCGCGTTTTGTAATTGTTTTTGGATATTTATTATTAGGTCAATCCTATTAAATTTCAAAAACAATTAATACAAAATGGCAGAACAAATTTTATCTCCAGGTGTATTCCAAAATGAATCTGACCAGTCGTTAGTTCAAAGGGGTATTCAGGGTACTGCAACAGCCGTAGTTGGTCCAACTGTGTTGGGTCAACCGTTTGTTCCTACTTATGTTACCTCTTACAGTGAGTACGTATCAAAATTCGGAGAAACATTTAAGAGTGGTAGTTACTACTACGAATATTTTACATCAATGACCGCTAGGGATTTCTTCCAGAATGGTGGTCAAACATTGCTTGTAACTAGAATTATTAGCGGTAGCAACAACCTTAGTGTATATGCATCAGCTAGTGTAACTAGCCAAGCTACTGTAGGTCAAAATTTCTCTACTGGTAGTAATGTTTTAGCAGCTAAATTTAACGCTAATGATGAAGTTAGAGTAATTTATAGTGGTACTACATATCGTTTTGTAGTAGTAGATAACACAACTTTTGGTCCTCAAGATGATGTAGATGGTAATTTATATTATTTCGCTACTGGATCAACAGCCACTACACAAGCTACTCTTTTATCAAATGTACTTAATCGTGCTTTATCTGGATCAGCAGCAAGTTCAAGTGTAAACTTATTAGTTGCTTCAACTAATACTACCACTTTAATCCTTTCAGGATCTTCAGCTGGTACTTTTCCTAATGGAGTAACTTTATCTACTGGATCAGTAGCATCTTTCTCTACTCAAATTACAATGGGTGGTGGTACTGATGTTTCTGCCCAAACAACTACATTCCAACTTGAAACATTAGCTTGGGGTAACATTATGAATAATGTTGGTCCTATGAGTGCTGGTGCTTTAGCAAGTGGTAGTACAACTAACGTTCGTTGGGAAATTACGCAAGTAAATACAGGTAGCGGTACATTTACTTTAGCTATTCGCTCTGGTAATGATAATACTGCTCAACCTAACTACTTAGAAACATGGCCTAACTTATCATTAGACCCAGCTTTACCAAACTTTATCTCTCGTGTAATTGGTGATTATAAGCCAATCTACAAATTAGATAGTGATGGTGAGCCATATATCGATATTACTGGATCTTACGCTAATGCATCTCAATATGTACGCGTAAAATCAATTACAACTCCAAACGTTGATTCAATTGATAATAATGGTAATTTCAAAACCGGTTCTTACGCTTCAACAATGCCTTTATTAGGTAGCGGATCAATCGGAGGTGCTTTTGCTGGTGGTATTGCTCCAACATTATTAGGATCTAATTTTAACGAATTAATTGGTAACGGTTCTTCAACTAGCAATAACATCCAAGGATTTATGCCAGCTGATTACACTACAGCTTTCAATTTATTGAATAATAAAGACGAATATCGCTTTAATGTATTATTAGCTCCTGGTATTAACTTAGATACAACAGGTAATGCAGTATCAACTATGATCTCTACTTGTGAAGATCGTGGTGATGCAATTGCTGTTGTAGATACTAAATTATACGGTGCTGTAGTAACAACAGCTGCTACTGCAGCTCAGGGTCAAAACAGCAACTATGCTGCAACATATTGGCCTTGGGTACAATTATATAGCTCTGGATTAGGTAAGGCAGTATGGTGCCCTCCATCAACAGTAATGGGTGGTGTTTATGCCTTCAACGACCAAGTAGCTGCTAGCTGGTTTGCTCCAGCAGGTTTAAATCGTGGTGGTGTTCCTTCAGTATTACGTGCTGAAAGAAAATTAACTCAAAACGATCGCGACTCTTTATATGATGCAAATGTTAACCCATTAGCTACATTCCCTGGAGAGGGTGTTGTAGTATTTGGTCAGAAAACATTACAGAAAAAACAAACAGCTCTCGATCGCGTAAACGTTCGTCGCTTATTAATTGCATTAAAAGATTTCATTGGCCAAGTAGCAAACAACTTAGTGTTTGAACAAAATACTAACGTTACTCGTAACCGCTTCTTAAGCCAAGTAAATCCATATATGGAATCAGTAGTACAACGTCAAGGTTTATATGCTTACAAAGTGGTGATGGATGAATCAAACAACACACCTGATGTAATCGATCGTAACCAATTAGTAGGTCAGATCTATATCCAACCAACTAAGACTGCTGAATTCATTATCTTGAACTTCAACGTACAACCAACTGGCGCTACATTCCCTGCCTAAGGGGATGTAGTTGCTAATATTTATTAATAGCAATTAAACACAAAATAAAATGGCAGTATTAGACGCTAACGAAATCATGTTTACCGCTTTTGAACCAAAAGTTCAAAATAGGTTTATCATGTACATCGATGGTATCCCAGCATATTTGATTAAGGCAGCCGCTGCTCCTGGATTTGAAGCTGGTGAAATTATCTTAGATCATATCAACGTATACCGTAAAGTAAAAGGAAAAGTACGTTGGAACGATATGCAATTAAGCCTTTACGACCCAGTAACTCCATCAGGCGCACAAGCTGTAATGGAATGGGCTCGTTTGGCACACGAATCAGTAACTGGACGCGATGGTTACTCTGATTTCTATAAAAAAGATTTAACTTTAGATATTTTAGGTCCTGTAGGCGAT